ACACCACCTTCAAGAAGACCTTTAACAATCTTACCCATTGGAGTATCCAATATTTGTGCCTTTCCAACCACATCATTTCCCTCAAACTTGAGAGAGGTGATGAGATGTGAAACTTTATCCAAGTTGACGGTAGGACCTTCGGGGTGGTTTAGTTCCCCTACTGCTCTTCCCTTGTCAACTTGTTCTGTTACGTACTTGTCTACCGCTCTTTGCATAATTGCTTTAGGGTAGACACGTCCGTTACGATTCTTCTTATCTGCCTGTGCGAAAACACCTTCAATGACATATTTCTTCTCGCCATTGTCTTTCTTCTCTACGATGCACTGTAGAGTTTCGTTTTCGTTAAATTCAGTAATAAGTTTCATGTTAGTTCCTTGATTACTTTGGTAGCAGACTTCTCTGCATCCTTCAGTGATTTAAATTCATCTAACTTATCACCGTCAATATATACAACAAACGGCAAATTCCCCTTGTCAAGTTCAATTATCTTGACGGGGATACGATTTATTTTTTTATTTAAGACAACTTTACCTTTGGGTTCTTTTGACTTTAATTCAGAAATAAGTTGTTTATAAGATTTCATAGTATTATTTATACAAATTAATATTTACAAAAGTAATTATTTCTGTAAAAACCCGCCTTTCGCTAACATCTTTGCTACTGGTTTTTTACCCTTTAGCATATTTGGATTAGTTGCTAGATGACTTGGTAACTTACCCTGCTTTATCAACTTGTGTAAAACTTTACTAAGTTCGTGTGCGTCTATTCCAACTTCTCTAGCAATCTTTGCTAATCCTGCGGTACCTTTATTTGGATTCTTCTTTCTCCAATCAAGGTAGTGACGGACTGCTTTCTTATATAGCATACCCTTTACGCCAGGAATTTTCACTGCGATGTCAGTTGGAATTACAATAGATTCCGTGATTGCTTCATCAATGTCTTCATCAGTTAGAACTTGAATCAAATCAAATTCTTCTGTGAATGTCTTGAAACTAATCATCGGTTTCCTCTTCCTCTACTTCGGGGAGACTATCTTCGGTGTCTCCTACGATCTCGTCTTCAACACCATCTTCCAACTCAATCTCTTCGTCCGAGATATCGGAATCATCTTCAAGATCACCGTCTTGGTCATTGAAGATTGCCTGTGCAACCGCAATGCGTTGTGCTTCTAGTGCGTCTGCCATCTTGTCTTGGACAAGACTCTGGAACGAACCCTCTGCATTATTCAAATCACCATCAGTGATCTGATTGATTAATTGCTCTACTGCCGATACTTCTGCTTCTACTGCTTCTACTTCACTCATTATACTTCCTCATCTTCGTCTACGGTGGAATTTTCACCTTCAACTTGTTGTTTCATTTCTTCAATGTCCTCATCAGACATCATCATTACGTTCTTCATTGCCCACTCACGGGAGAAGTACTCACCCACATACTGAGATACTTGATCAAGAGTCTGTAGTCTGTTCTGTAACAGTTCTGCATCTTTCAATTCAGTAAAGTGGTTGTCTCTCTGGAAGTCTACTGTGATAAAACTCTTCCACTCATCCCAATCCTGTTCAGTGATGACACCTTTCAGTATGAGTTGTTTCTTGAGTATTACAGTAAACAATGCAGAGAAACGTTTACGTAGACGGTCAATAAACTTCTGGAACTTAACTTCGTCCCGTCCGATTTCTGTTGAACGACCTAGTGTAAACTGTGCTTCCTGTTCCAGACGAGATACTGGTACATTCAATGAACGATACAGTCTCTTCTGAAAGTAGATAATGTCATCAATCTGTCCGAGGTTTTCTCCGCCAGGAAGTGTACTAATCTCTGTACCACGACCACCCTCTCTACGAGGTAACCAGAAATCCTCTAACATAGACATGTGCTTACGGTCATCTTTAAGTTGTCCCGTATTGGAATCGTAGACAATCTTATTACGATAACGAGACATGATGTCCTTCATGTACGCTTCTGACTTATTGCGTGGCATATTACCCACGTCTATGTAGAATATTCTACGTTCAGGCGCACGAGCAAGACGGTAGATTACAAGTGAATCTTCCATCATGCGTAATTGATTAATTGGTTTTAGTGCCTTATGTAGATAGGACACAACCTGTTTCTTAGTAGGGTCTAACAGACCACTGGAAACATATGAGATGCTATCTGGAGAAAGTCTTATGCCCTGATTGGTTCCTGCTTTCTCTTGATAAATGTAAAACTCGTTGACTTCTTTGACAACCTTTGCGCCAGTTGCTTGGTCTTTATCGTGTTTTACTTCTTTTACTTTACGAATCTTTGCGGCATCAATCGTTCTAATTTCTTGAATACCTGCTTTAAGATTTGATTCATTCACTACGAGGTGGTGATAAATACGACCATCTACATAGAATGAACGGAATATGTCGTGACCTAGTTCACCAAACTTCAACATACTATAGATGTTGTTGAACTCTTCGGTCATCTGTTTTTTGATATTGTTGGGTGCTTCTACTTTGTCCAGATTAAGTTCGCAAGACATGTCCTGTTCTGAACCCACAATGGATTCGTTTACGATGTCTTCAATTGCGGCATCTACTTCTGGGTGGGTAGCAACTCCGCGATACTTAATAATAAGTTGTTGGTTGTCCTTTGCCTTGTTGCCTTCCATGTCAATGTACTGACCATAGTGACTACCAGACGCAGTGACATAACCCGCACCGTCATCATCGGTGGGAGCAACAATAGATTTTAACTTATCTTTCTCTTTTACTGGTTTGTCTTGTCTTTTTAATTCAAAACCAAACAGTTTGAGAACACTGTTGTCTTGTTCTGCCATGTACATACCTTCTTTTATAATAAAGAGGTAAGGGATTATTCCCCTACCTCCTTATCTATAACTAGATTAACTCTAGGATGTTGTGTTACTTTCCCAATACTGTACTTGGAATTCAACCGTAAACTCTTCAATTGCATCATTGGTTTCGTAGTTAACGTCAATTGCACTAACGTTAGTCGGGAAACATCCTCTGAAATTGTAAGTTTTGATTGAAGTACCGTCACGATCTAACTGCTCAACAATCAAATCTGCTTGATAATCAGCAGGATTGACCAGACCAGTATTTGCTTGATGACCGTTGATACCGTTCATCCATCGTTCCATTGCATTACGAGTACCGAAATCGGTATCGTTGATGATGGTTACTGTCCAAGGTTCAAATGTACGATCTCCTGCTACCTTCAACTGTCTGCCACGGAATGGTACATCAAAGGATGCCATTATGGAAGCAGGAAGTTGCGCTGCTTTACATAGGAAGGATGTAAGTTCTACATCACCACCTGCATAAGCAGGAAAGTTAACTGTTGCCTTGAACAGATTGGGACGTGCACCGCCCCCTCTGAGTTTTGATTTAAAATCATCTACGCCTAAAATTGCCATTTCTCAATACTCCTTATACTGTGCCAACGACTTCTTCAAACTCAACACCAGTTCTAACTGCAACAAAATTCAATGTTACGTAGTTAATAGAACGAGCGGGTTTGATGAAGATGCTTGCGATGAATTCATTACGGTCAACGACTGCTGGCGTGTTGTTTGTTGCGTCACACTGAACTTTGAAATCAGTAATACCACGTCTGCCTTGAATCTCTCGTAGGAAAGGTTCAACAATGTTTACGAACTCTGCACGAGTAAACTCGTCATTGAATTCAAACATTACGTTGCGACCCGCGATGCCGATTGCACGTTCAATTGCCAAGACCAACCTACGAACATTAATGCGGTCAAACGCACTAGGACGAGACAGGTTAGTCTTGTCACCAAAGAGTACTACACCATCGCCAGGAATATTGGCAACTGGATTAATACCAACTTTGTATAACGCATCTCTTTCTGCCTTAGTTGGAGAAAGAACGATGTCGGTAATACCGAGGTAACGACCACGTCTTGCACCCGCAGGTGAGAACCAAGGTGCCGCAACCAAATCGGTTGCCGCCATGAGACCCGCAGTGGATGAACAGGCAGGTATATTAATATACTTGTCGTTATACTTATCAAACACTTTCAAGAAGTTGTTGTCCTGTACCAAGTAAGATGACTTGGTGTATGTGTTACCACAAGTGATGACTGCCGCATTAGTACCAGTAGTAATTGCCGCTGCTATAGAAGGTGATGCGACTGCAACACAATCTTTGCGTACTTCAGCAATAGCAACTAGGTCATTTACTACAGTAGTTGCCGCAGTATTATCTGCCAAAGCAGGCGGTATTAAGAAGTCAACTTCTATGTTGTCCGTATCATTGAACTTGTCAAATCCGGCTGTGATATTTGCCGTACTGATGTCAACAGTGGTTACACCACCTGCAAACGTCCAAGTACGTTGCGAAGTTGTATTTCCTGTGGCATAGTTTACAGCAGTACCTTTTGTTGCGGGAGTATCCCAAGTAGTAGCGTGATGGAAGTCAGATACAGCGGCAGAATCACCTAAGTGGAATCCACCTGCATAAATCCAAGAAGATTTATTCTTCAATACATCTTTGTAGAAGTTTGAAGTACCGTCACTTCCCTTTGCGTTAGACGCAACAGAGAGGTATGGGAATGTTTCTAGTACAGTTCCTGCCACACCAGTAATTCCACCAGTACGATCAACAACCGCAACATGGATTTCATCGTTAGAACCATCTAATTCAGCGACAGATGAGGATGTTCCAGTCGGTCCATCAAATGAACCTTTGTATGCCCACGCATCAAACATTGTTGTCGCGCTTGCCGCATCAGTTGGTGTGCCTACTATAGAAACTTCTAGTGCATCACCTAGTACGCCAGGGTACTTAGCAAGGAATGCTCCGTCAGAACTATCTAGTGCAAGGTCTTCAAACGCATCAAGTGTGTTGATTGTTTGTGCAGTCAATGATCCCAATGAGGTATGATTCGCAACAGAGTTCTTTGCATCAGCGTCCTGTACCCGAACAACATGCATTGAACTTGAGTATCTTAAAAAATATGCGGCAGTATGAAAATCTACCGTGTTTGTACTGATTGGTGCCGAGAAAGTACTGACAAGACCATTCTCATCTGAGATTAGTGTTGCTTCCCCAACCGGACCCCAACCAAAGTTCCCTACGAATGCACCAGTAGAAGTTTGAACATTAGGGACTACACCCGTCAGATCAATTTCTTTTACTGTTACCGCAGGAGAAGCAGAGGGTGTAAAAAGTGCCATAACAATATAATTTAGTTTTTCTAATTATAAGTTAACATAATACGGTGCGAACACCGTCATTATTAACTGTAGTTTCAATACATTTATTTATAAGAATGACTATTTAAAGAAACCGCTTGACTTTTTCTGCATCTCAGTGTATAATTAACTTAGTGTTTGGGGAGGGTTGAATACTACCATTCGGTACCACCGTCAAAGGTATGCCATCCTCTATTATCATTTTCTACTTCTATATCATCTAATCCATTATCAATGAAACCAACTGGAGGTACATCGTCATCTATCTCTTTCATCTTTCTGGCAAACATCATCTCTTTAAGATTAATGTCTGTCATGTCAGCAAAGAATTGAGATGTAACAAAGTATCCGAACATAACTAGATTCATCATCAAGTCATCATGGTTACCATCTGATGCTTCGTATGACTGACCTCTTGATGTGAAAGTTGATATCTCCATGATAGTATTCTCATCACGGATTTCCAACTTCTTCTCTTCCAATATATCCTTAATAGAAGAACAACCAAGTCTCTTGGTCTTCCTATTTATTTCTATGCCAATTCGGTCTGCCTTGATCGCAGATTCCATATGAAGGTTCTCATACTCTAGGTCTTGATACAGTCCATTACACACAACTGTACCTTGATCATTTGATTCAACAACAACATATGCTTCATTGTAGAAATTAGCGTACTTATATATAATATTAGGAAAGAGTAATGGAGATATAGTATTATTGCGATAGACGGCAACCTGTTTAAAAGGTCTCGTGCTAATGTCAATTACGTTAAACGTAGAATAATCCTGTCCTCTTCCTTTTGATACGTCCACACACATCACATATTCGTGATCTTTGTCTGGATTGTCATATATTAATAAGTCACCCCCTTCACGATGAGATGAAGGTTGTGATGCACGAAACCCTAATAATGTCTCGGCATTGATTAGAGTATCACCTGTCCCAAAGAAAGTATTGCCAAACTCTTGGTCAAACTGCAACTGGGAAGTATTACCTATTGTTTGTTTTTTCCATTCCTCATCTCGGCCAGGAACATCATACCAGTTCACTGTAAACGGAACGAAGTCATTTACCTTCTGTACCGCACCTTCCCATATCTTATGAAAAGTATTACCGATACCATTTGCGGTAGATGTAATAATTACCTTGGTATCTTTACCCGCAGAGATTACTGGATAGGTGGAAGTGTAAAACTCATTTGCTCTTTCAACAAACGCAAACTCGTCTAGGAATAATAAGTTGACCGACATACCACGAATAGAACTACCAGAGGTAGATGCGGCAATGATACGGGAGTTGTTACTGAATTCTATAGAACCTTTGTTGAGTGCCTTAGTTCCTGGCTGAAGAAAGAACGGAAGATTCTCTAACATCAACGTGACACGACCCAACATCTCTCTTGCGGTAGAACCTTTGTTAGCAAGTACGGCAATCACCTTCTCACTATGAAAGACCGCAAACCAGATTATGTATCCCACCGAACTAATAGATTTACCAGACTGTCTACACGCAAGTACGATAGAGAATCGGTTATTGTTGAAGTGATCAAACATCTTCTCTTGGTATGGATACAAGTTAAATGGCACTAGACCATCATCAAGAGAGATTACTTTTAGATAAGTTTGACAGAAGTATACGGGATCATTGGAACACTTGATGTATTCCTTAATCTCTTCTTCGGTAAAGTTGTGTTGAACTCCGTCTCTCTTGACATTTATATTGCCAAGATAAGTCTCATTCTTGTTCGGGGTCAACATCTATTATTTTTTCCACTTTCTCATTCTGTATTAGTCTCTGTAGGTCTGTAGTAGTTCCTACGAACAGATTGTTGGTGGTATTACCAACTTGTTTTGGTTCATCTGTCTGCTTGATTTCTTTATGCTTCTTATTCAAGTCCATCAGTTTGTCGGTGACATCTGCCATGTTCTTCATCATACCAGATAAGACCTCAAAGGCACGGGGGTGTTCACTCTCTCGTGCGACTTCAATCATCAAATCCATACTCTCCCTGCCCTTCTCAATTATGTCGTGATAGGTATCACGGGAGGTGGTGTAGTCATCTCTGATATTTTTATCATTACTATTATCACTCATTATGCACTATCCAAGTCAATGGTGGTAAATCCGTAGTAACTATCTGCCGTGACGCTACTCGGATTTGGTGTAATCTTCTGTGTCTTGAGATAGACATCACTATCTGCCAACCCAGTTTCTTGTAAAAAGAAGTTGTTTCGCACATCACGGATAATACTACCCGTACCTTCGGGACCATATAATGATATTTTCATCTCAAAGTCTAATGTATATATGATTGTCCTACGTTGTTCAACTGCACCATCATAGTCATCCGAGAAGGTTATACCAGACAAAGAAATCGGAACATCTTCGGTCAGACTTGGTATATCAGAGAAAGGTTTGATTGTCGCAGTATACTGTGGTGCAAAATACGGAAGAACCTGTTCTACGATCTGTAGTGCATCATCCTGTGACTTCGCATAGATATTCAACTGAAACGATACTGTATACGGAGTAGACGTGTAAATCTTCTGTCGTTTGGTTATCTCGTTACTTGCCTTGGAGATTTTGTTTACCTTGGGTAACTGTCGGGTTGGGTCATACTGCATGTTCGTAATCTCAAACGACATACGAGGCAACTTGATTGCCACCCTACGTTCGGCATCCTCACCCTTAGACATCTCTTCTAGTCGGGAGATGAAGTTTCTCTTGGGTGCATATGACAGAGGAACTTTAACCTGAGAAATGGTCTCTCCCGCATTATTGTGACGGAGGACATGCAAGTTGTTGAACAGTGACCCGAATACGGATACCGCAGTTCTTATTCTCTTATGATAAAACCAAGTTCCAAACATTATAAATCCCCAAACGGATTGGACTCTGAGAAGTCAAGGAAGTCTGCTTCAAAGTCATTAAATATCTTATTCTGTGAGTCTTTCTGAATCTCTTGTAGTTCTGATACTAGTGTGGGTGTGGATACCCTACCAGAACTTCCCCCGTAAATAGCAGTATTTGTTGTAAAGGTATGGAATTTACCATCGGTAGCACCTGCGTGTGCAATTTGCAATGTCAGTGTATCAGCATCCCATTTGGTAATTTCACCTTTCATAGTGTAAGTATCAAACCCTTGGGTAACTGTCTCACCGACTATCCAAGGTTTGCCATTTGTTCCTGCGA